GAGATGGTTATCGCGATAAACGAGTTCGAGCGTCGAGAGCGTAACAGGTGGCGTGATATCTTCTGGTCGAAGAAGTAGCGTCGCCTGTTTTAATAAGGGGAAGTAATGGCCGAGCGAAGTTTGGTAGCCGAGATCGTCTTTAAGGATAAGGCGAGTAAGGCCGCCGGGAAAGTAGACTCGAAGTTCGACAAGGCGAACGACACGATCGCCGAGACGGATAAGAAAATGTCGAAGCTTACGAAGACGGAGAAGGCGCTTACGGCGCAGTCGGAGAAGCTCGGCAAAACGTTCGGCGCTATGGCCGGGGCCGCCGGAGCAGGCGCGGCGCTCTACGCCTTAACGAACCTCGGAGGCGCGGCGCTCGACGCAGCTATGGACTTCGAGCAGACGAAGGTGTCCTTCGAGACTATGCTCGGGAGCGCTTCCGAAGCGACTAAGCTCCTTAAGGACCTCGAGGACTTCTCCCTCGTTACTCCCTTTACTCCCCTCGAGATAATTAATACGAGTAAGAAGCTACTCGGCTTCGGCGTAGTGGCCGAGGACCAGATCGACGTAATCTCGAGGCTCGGCGACGTCGCGGCCGGTATGAATATCCCCCTCGGAGATCTCGCGCAGATCTTCGGCAAGACGTTTACGAAGGGGAAGGTCCAAGCGGAAGAGCTTAACCAAATGGCCGAGCGAGGGATCCCGATTATAAAGGTCCTCTCGCAAGTAACCGGCGAGGCGGAGGAGGATATATTTAAGCTCGCGTCCGAGGGAGCGATCGGCTTCCGGGAGATCGACGAAGCCTTTACGCTTATGACCAGCAGCGGCGGAACGTTCGACGATATGATGGCGAAGCAGTCGAGGACGGGTAAGGGTCTTCTCTCTACGCTGCAAGGCTTTAAGGAGGTTATCCTCCGGAAGTTCGGCGAGCAGATCTTAGAGGTAGCGAAGCCGGTCCTCGAGACGTTAGTAAAGTGGGCGCAGGCGCTAGCGAAGCTCGCGGAGAATACTAAGTTTATGAAGGCGGTATTCGCTGTCTTCGTTACCGTCTTCGTCGGCTTCGCCGGGATCCTCGTAGCGTCGCTCGTCTCGTTGGCGACGGCAGCGGCCGCGGCAAGCGTAGCCTTTTGGCCGATTATCGGGATCTTCTTCGCAGTCGGCGCGGCGATCGCGGCGCTGGTAGTCTGGTGGAAGCCGATAACGAAGTTCTTTAAGACGATCTTCGATTGGGGGAAGAAGGCCGGACTCTTCGAGCCGTTTATCCTTCTATTCAAGCTTGTAAAGAATCTCGTCCGGATCGTTTGGGAGAACCGGGATAAACTCCGGATCGCCTTCCTGCCGTTTATGATCGGGATCGAGCTAGTAAAGCTCGCGTTCCAGAAGATTATGGAAAATAAGGAGTCGATCCTCGGGTTCTTTAACTCGCTCGTCGCCTTCTTCCAGCGACACCGCAAGCTATTCGAGTTACTCTTCCTCCCTCTTACTGCCGGTATGAAGGGACTTCGGGCGCTGGTCGAGATAACGAGCGTCGACGGCGCTCGAGCGAGCGGCGGACCAGTCGGCGGCGGCGGATCCTATCTCGTCGGAGAGAAGGGACCGGAGATCTTCACCCCTGCTATGTCCGGCTTCGTCTCTCCGGTAACTAGGAGCGGCGGCCGGGGCGCTACGATAACGATCTCGCCGACGATAATCGTCCGGCAGGCGACGGACGCGGTCGATAAGATAGAGCGTATGGTTAAGGACTCACTTGATAAACTCGCGCCGCAGTTAGAGGCCGAGCTAGGACTAAGCTAATGGGCGTATTTGAAACGATCCGAAAGTTCGTAACCGGGGAGAGGACGAAGTGGGTTCTCTCCGATACAGACGGGACCGAAGTTTATCTTAACGCGACCGTCGAGTGGGGGAGGAACTACCCGGCCGAGATAACGGAACACGCCGTCGAGAAGGGCGCGGACCTCGCGGACCACGTTATCCTCGGGCCGATAACGCTAAACCTTAGCGCGGTATTAACCGACGAAGACGTAAGTATCTTAGAACCGCTCGGCCAGCTTCTAGGGAAGACGAAGAGAGTAACCGTCGAGGAGCGTTGGCGCCAACTGCTAAACTGGCGAGCCTTCGCGACTCGGCTCTCGCTATCAGGGACGGAGATCGTAGAGAATATCCTTATCGCTAATATCGACGAGAATAAGACGTCCGACGTCGGGAGGACGGCTCGGGCGATAACGCTCGAGCTTCGCGTAGTCGATATCGTCGATACGGAAGCGCTCGGCGCGGCGACCGCGCAGGGCGTAAGCGATTTAGAATCGGAGGAAGTCTAATGGCGCTCGTAGATTATATGCCGTTCGCAGCGGCCGGAGTTCCGTCGTCTAAGCAGTTCGTAATCGACGGACAGCAATACACCTATCGGATCGAGTATAACGCGACCTTCGACTTCTACTCGATGATCGTCTCGGACGTCGACGGTAACGTTATATATACGACGCGGATCGTCTACGACCTCGATCTCCTCCACGCGATCGTAACGCTCGGGATCGAGAGACTAATAAAGGCGTTCGACTATACGGCCGAGAACACGGCGGTCGACTCGAGTAACTTCGGGGATCCCGTTAAGATCTACGTTACGGAGAATAGCTAATGGCCGACTTCGGAAGATACGCGAGTGTCGTCTTCGGGGATAACGAGAAGACGTTTGAGCACGGACCGGCGAGCCTGCTTACGGTAGAGTTCGAGGTCCGCCACCAGTTTCAGACGTTCCGGAGCGTCTCGCTGCGGCTCGTTAATCCGAACGACGATACGATCGCCAAGTGCGAGCCGAAGCAGGTGGACGAGAAGACTACGCCGCAGACGATCGCCTTGACTGCCGGATATCTCGAGTCGCAGGATCGGGAGAAGATCTCCGGCGTTATAAAGTCCTTCGAGGTCGAGAAGTCCGGAGCGGAGAGGATCCTTAAGATCGAAATGACCGAGCTTCCGAAGTGGAACCCGGACGCGATTAACAAGGTGGCGCAGAACTTAGACACGGAGTTTAAGCTTACCGCGTTTATAAAGGGACTAACGATCCGGGAGGATCTAGCCGACGCGCCGATCGCCGAGGTAGTCTTCGGAGAGTTCAAGGCGATAAAGAAGATCCTCGTTAGCGCCGAAAAGCCGCTTAAGGCAGTAGAGAATATCGCGAAGCAAACTAGATCGCTCTTCTACTTCCGGAACGGCCGCCTCCACCTCGCGCCGGAAGATCTCCCGGCTAGCGACGACGAGGCGATTATAAATAAGCAGAACGGAATGCTCGAGACGCCTAAGCGGTTCCTTATCCCGAAGAAGAGGAAGAAGAAGGGCGACGAGCTAGCTCCGGACGTCGGGTATATCGTCCGGACGATCTATAAGCCGCTTCTTACCGTTGGCCACACGGTAGCGTTCGAGGCGACGATCGGAGCAGGGAAGCAGACTCTAAGGGGAGTCATAATAGAATCGGATAAAGCCTTCTCGACTTACGGGGAGGCTAGCTCTACGTTTAAGGTAAAGGCCGCCTAATGCCACGCTTTAGTAACTTCTTAAAGAAGCTCGTAGACGATAAGGCCGAGGATATCCAGCAGGGGATGATCGCGGAGATCCTCTCGTTCGATAAGGAGAAGTTCCGGGCCGACATACAGCCGCAGTTAACCGTCGGCGAGAGCGGCTCCGAACTGATCGCGGCGATCCCGGACGTCCCGGTCCAAGCGCTCTACGCCGGAGGCTACTATATCCGGCCGGAGTATAAGGCCGGGGATCTCGTATGGGTAGCCTTCGCGACTCACGATACGGACGAGGCGCTCGACGGTAACGTCCGGCCTGCCTCGCCTAAGACGTTCGGCCTCGAGAACGCGGTAGTAATCGGCGGCGTCCTGCCCTCGAGCTTTACTCCGCCGCCCGAGTTCGGATCCGAGAGCGGCCTTCTGATCGGCGAGGAGAGCGGTAACGCCTTTATGAAGTTCGGGGCGAGCGATATTACGTTTAAGCTCGGGACTCTCGAGGTGAAGATCTCGAGTTCCGGGATCGAGGTAAAGGACGGCGCGAATAAGACGGAGATCTCGGCCGGGGACGTTAAGGGGACGAAGGCCGGAGTCTTTACGACTCTTAAGGCTCACCAGCACCCGACGGCCGCTACTGGTCCGCCGTCGCCGCCGCTGCCTAATCTGTAAGGAGAGACGATGGCTCTTAAGACGCTAGAGATCGAAGACGGAGAGCTTAAGTTCGAGGCTACGACGTTCCCGGTCCTTACCGGAGTCGACGCTCTCGCGCAAAGTGTAGAGAACCGGATCCGCCTTCTGCTTAACGAGTGGTTCCTCTCCCCGGGGAAGGGAATAGATTGGCTCGATATCTTAGGAGGTAAGCCGGTCCTCGAGGCGCAGATCGAGGAAGCCGTTAAGAACGAGATCTTAAAGGAAGACAAGGTCCTCGATATAACCGAGTTCTCGATCGAGTTCGTTAATAATACTCGCGAGCTTAAGATCGACTTCGTTCTCGAGACGACGGAGGGAACGCTAACAGGAGGGACGACGATATGAGCTACGGGATAACACCGGCCGGTTTTGTCAAGAAGCCTTACTCGGTAATCCTCGCGGAGATAGAGACTAGCCTCCGGCAGCCGACGAGCTTCGGCGCGGACGTAGATCTCTCGATTAACTCTCCGATCGGGATCCTCGCGCAGCTAATGGCTAACCGCGCGAGCATACAATGGGAGAAGCTCGAGGAGGTCTACTATTCGGCGTTTATTAACACGGCGATCGGTTCTAACCTCGACCGCGTCGTAACGCTCGGGGGGATCTCGAGGCGACCAGCTACGAAGGCGCTAGTAACGTTAACGATCTCCGGGACGAACGGCACGGCCGTCGGCGTCGGCTTTAAGGCGCAGACTCCGCAGGGCGTAGAGTTCCAGACAATAGAGTCGGGGACGATCGCGGCCGGGACCGTCGATCTACAGGCCCGGGCGATCCTCGCAGGGACCGCCGGGAACGCTCCGGCCGGAACGATCACCGAGATCAATACGTCGCTCTCGGGAGTTAGTAGCGTAACGAACGCGGCGGACGCTACAGGCGGCGCGGAGGTCGAGACTGATCCGGAACTCCGGGCGCGGTATAAGATACGCGGATCCGCCGGGGGAGCCACGGCCGTGGCGATCCAAGCAGCGTTAAACGAACTCGAGGACGTCGTTACGGCGGTCTGCTACGAGAATAATACGAACGGCAGCGTCGACGGTATGCCGCCTCATTCGATCGAAGCGGTAGTCGACGGCGGAACCGACGACGATATTATGGGAGTCCTTCTCAACTTTAAGCCTGCCGGGATAGAGCCGACGGGGACCGAGTCCGGATCGATCGTCGATAACGCCGGAGTAACTCGGGACTTCCAGTGGAGCAGGCCGACGACGGAGGACGTCTTCGTCGACGTTACGATTACTCCGGGGAGCGAGTGGGTAGCCGGGTTCGTCGATCAAGTTAAGCAGAAGGTAATCGAGGAGGTGGGAGGGACCGACGCGGACGCGGTCGTTTGGCCGGGACAGGGGATCGGGATTACGGTCTTCGCGTGGAGGATAATCGCGGCGCTCGAGCCGCTCGTCGGGATCGATAACGTTACGGTCCTCGTCGGAGAGACGGCGAGTCCTACGCAGTCCGAGGTTAATATGGATAGAGCCGAGCGAGGGATAACGGATCTTGGCGATATAACGGTAAACGTATTATGAGCGTAATAGACGATATTAAACTCCTTCCGAAGTCTCACCTCCTTAACGAGGCCGATACTACGCAGGGAAAGTTATGGCTAGCCTTCGCGGAGCAGGAGGACGAGGTTAACGTAGCGATCGACGGAGTCCGGGCCGTTCTCGAGATCGCTACAGCGTCCGGGATTAACCTCGATCGTCTCGGAAGACTACTCGGGGAACCGAGGGCCGGGAAGGGCGACGTCGAATATCGGATCTTCCTCTCGATCGCGATAATGACTCTCGCGAGCCGGGGGGATATCGCGTCGCTTAACTCGCTAGCGATCGCGCTCGGGTTCGATAATGTTAATATCGAGGAGAAGTGGTCGACGCGATTACTCGACGGAACGTGGCTACTAGACGGGACGGTAAAGCTCGACGGCGATCGGACTCCGGCTACCTTTACGTTCTTCCGAGAACTATCGGTTAACGATCCGACGCCGGACTTCTTTATCGCGACCGTCTTCGATCGGACGAGAGCGGCAGGCGTCGACGCGCAGATCGGCTTTACCTTCCTCGTCTACGAGTCCGACTCCTACGTCTACCCGATCCACACCGGACTGCTCGACGGGACTTGGAAGCTCGACGGCAGGATTAAGCTTGATCCCGATAAGATGATCTTCGCGCCGAATAAGATAGCGGTCGGGGACGGGGCGCAGCCGGGGGGAGTGGGACCAGTCCGGCCGCCGGAAGGAGGAGACTCGGGACTGCAAAACGAACTCTTAAGGAAGGACGTCGAGACTCTCGAGATCTCGCCGACGGAGCGAGTCCACCTAATGCGTATAGAGAAGGACGAGCTAGCCGGGAACTTTATTAACGAGATCGGGATCTTCCGGGACAGCCTTCCGATTATGATCGACTCCTTCGCGAGTAAAGCGAAGGACGCTCTAACCCTGTATAACTTTAAGTATAACGAGGAGGTAGCGTAATGGTATACGATCCGAGTCAAGTCTTTACGTGGAGTAAAACGAGCGACGCCGACGGCGACGACTTCGAGAGCGAGTTTAATAGGATCTACGCGAACGCGCAGGCGTCCGTGCTAGGGATCGCCGCGATAAAAACGGCCGACTATACGATCCTTAACACCGATCCGGTCGGAGCTATCCGGGCGCAGAACCCGAACACGAGTCATTCCGCGCAGCCTTATGCGGCGGCGACGAACCCGGTCCAAATCACGACGGCCGCGCACGGTCTGATCACCGGAGATATCGTAGCTACTTGGGCGTCGAGCGATCCGACGGAAGTGTCGGCCGGTTACTGGCCGGTAACGGTAATCAGTCCGAGCGTCTTCTCCCTGCCGTTCGATAACTCCGGCGGCGGAGCCGGGACCATTTCGTGGGTTAAGGTATTAACGATCACGCTTCCTGCTCCGGCTGCCGGGAACCTCGATAAGGAGATCCTTATCCTTATGGACGGCGCGGCGGCGTGGGCCGACGCGGTCCGGATCACCGACGGAGTCGAGAACTACTATCTCGATCGGCCGAGACAGCACCTAAGAATGAAGTCGACCGGCGCGGCCGGGAGGTGGTTCCCGGTTAATCCGTTCCACCTCGGCGGAAGGCCCGGGACTCGTCCGGCGCAGCTCTGCCACTGGTATTCCGGGGACGACGGCCCGGATCTCCTTCCGTTAATGTCTGCGGCTTCCGCGACGATCGATCTCGACGCTTACATTACCGAGAAGACGTCGGCGGTTCTTCTCGATATCGGGATCTCGGCGGCGACGGTCGGAGGCTCGATCGATCTCGCTAGCTCTTCGGCGGATAACCCGAAGCAGCAGTTCGGGGCGACGTATACCGGCTCCGGAGCGAGCGGCTTTATCTTTAACGGGACGATATGGGTCGGGACCTCTACGCAGTTCGGGGACGGTTCGCAGATCTACTATAATAAGAACGGGCTAACGATCGACAAGTGCCGACTGATGGCTTACGCCGGTTGGTCGCTCTTACAGTAAAGGAGATCCTATGTCCGAGTGGTTAATATCTAAGGGAGGAGAGGCGATCGCGACGTTCGGGCTGGCGACCGTTCTCGTCTTCGTTCTCCTCTACGTCGTTTGGAGAATGTGGAGAGATCTCCTCGGGATAGTTCGGGAGAGTAACGCGGCGCTACTTAAGGTAGCGAAGGCGCTTAATAAGATCTACGGGAAGATCGGGGAGGAGTAACGTGCGCGAGATCGCTAAGAAGATCCGGGAGAAGGTTAGAGAGACGGCAGCGGAGAACGTTACCTTCGACCGGAAGCGACGACGCGAGATACTTAAGCAATGCCACGCGGCGGCGGACAAGGTAACGAAGGCGCTAACTAAAGGAGGCGGACGGAATGGGAAGAAGGATCGAAAAGATATACGTCCATTGCTCGGACAGCGAATGGGGTAACGAGAACGCTATTAATCACTGGCATAAGGCGCGGCGGTTCCTCTTCCGGATAATCGGCGGCGGCTACCAGATATCGACCGGCTACCACCTCGTCGTCCTTAACGGGAAGCCGTTTAAGAACGAGAAGTATATCCGATATCTCGACGGCGCGATCGAGACGGCGCGGCCGTTCTCCGGAGTCGGGGCCGGAGTTAAGGGCGATAATTGGGAGTCGATCCACGTTTGTCTGATCGGGAAGCCGGGACTCTTTACCGACGCGCAGTTAGAGACGCTCTACCGGATCCTCGCTTCGCACGTAAAGAACGGCGGCCTCGATATCGCGACGGGGATTAAGGGCCATTACGAGTATTGGACGGACCGGGACCAAGCTCCTCGGAAGACTTGCCCGGGTATAGATATGGATAAGCTACGATCAGATCTCGCGAGGTATATCGTAACGAAGAACGTAGCGCAAGTCGCGCCGGTAAGACAGGATCCACGCCGGACGAGCTACGACGTTATCCTCGACGCGATTAACTTCTTACTAGGAGGGAAGCGTGGGAAATAAAGGAATAACGAGACGCGAGATACTCGTTACTTCCCTTAGCGCGGCAGTCGTCGCCGCTACTACGGCGCTCGCCGGTCTATACTCCCGGACCGTCTTAAGGCTAAACGGCCGGATCCGGGAACTCGAGGGGACGGATATCCTTCCGCTCGCTCGGGCCTGCCACTATCGCTGGTCTAGGTATAACGGGAGATATTCTCCGTCGCTTAACGAGGTCCTCGAGTGGATCCGGGCGATCGTCGAGTTCGACGAGGTCCTTAAGGATCCGCTTTTCTACTGCGTGCTTATCGACGTAGAGAGTCTCGGGAACCCGACGCTCTACCAGCCGCACGACGGGAAGACGCCTTCGCGAGGACTCGGTTCGATAAGCTACGACGCGGCGACCGATATCGTTAAGGCTTATAAGCTCGAGGAGAAGGTAAAGGCGATCGGGACGGCGCTCTTTATCCCTCGGTTTAATATTTTCGCTATGATTAAGTGTATCGAGCGGCTATACTCGGAAGACGAGGGGATGATATATACGCTCTTCGCCTATAACGCCGGGAGGGGAACGACGCGCAGTTATATGAAAAGGGGAGAGAAGATCCCGACGAAGTATTATAAGCGGCACGGATATCGGAGAAGGCTAATCGAAGATCTAATTAAAAAGGGAGAGGGACAATGAAGAAGACGATCCTATTACTCCTCGCCGGTCTACTGCTTATCGGCGGAGGAGATTACCTCGGCGCGACGGATCCGAACGAGGACGAGGTAATTAAGAGGGACAAGTTCGGGACTTACGTGGACGGCTACCTTAACGAGAACGGGAAGGTTCGGAATGCCCGGGGGAATAACGACGGATCCTCGAGTGCTACGAACCCGGACGCGGTCGGAGTCCCGTCGGTAGAGACGCTCTCGATCTTCGCGGACTTTAACGATCCGGCAGTCGCGGAAGTAGATATCCTCGCAGCGGCGGCCGATACTCGCTATAAGATCGTCGACGTTACCGTAGTATGTTGGGGCGGCGCGGTCCTCGGGACGATCCATTGGGGAGACGCGCAGTCGACGACGAACGTTATTAAGCCTCTCGCTCCGGGAGATACGGGTGGACTGCTCGGAAACGTGCAGGAGCAGGGAGTAATAACCGCGACGAATACGAAGATCCGTCTTAACGTAATCGCGAAGACGGGGACGCCTCGGCTCTTCGTCGTTATCTGGTATAAGCCAATAGACGTAAGTTAAGGAGGAGCTATGAAGAAGATAATCGCGGCGGTCGTCGCCGTAATAACGGGACTCTTCGTCGCGACGAACTACCCGGGCGGAGTAACGCCGACGTCTACTCGAGTAGATCTCGTCGACGGAGCCGTAACCTTTACGGCCGAGACGTCCGGGGACGATCGGCTTCTCGTCGCGGTAGTCCTACACGATCACCCGGACTGCTCGTTAGCGTCGGCGACTTACGACGGGACGGCGTTAACGCTGATCGGCCGGGGAGCGCTCGGGACGGAGACGGTAGATATCGCGGCGCTGCTCGCGCCGTCTACTGGATCGAACGACGCGGCCGTGAGTATGTCGGAAGGCGTCGAGGGCGAGGTTCTATATATCCGTCTCGAGAACGTCTCGCAGGACGCGCTCCCGGGGAAGCCTTATATAGCAGTCGGGAACTCGGACTTCTCGATCGACGCGGTAGAGGGAGACGCGGTCCTTTGCATACTGCTCTCGCGGCCGTCGTCGACGTCGACTTCGATCGGGGGAAGCTTTACCCGTTTGCAGGATCCGGATATCGGGGGAACCGATACGAGGATCCAAGTCTATCTCGCGGAAGACGGTATGAGCGGCGCGGCGGAGGTAACTACCGGCGCGGCCGACACGATCGCCCTCTTAATAGGACTCGATAATGTTTAGAATACTACGAACGTTAATCGTAAGCGCCGCGCTACTACTGGCGATCGTCCCGGCGCGAGCGGCAATCGCTTTTGATAACGCGACGTCGACGTCGGGAGAAGCCGACTCGTTTAACTTCGCCCACGTTACCGGAAGCGGAGACGATCGCTATATTATTGTCCAAGTCGCCTATAACGACGACACGGCCGGGAGCCAAGTTACGGCGGTCCAATATAATAGCGTCGGGCTAGCGAAGCTTATCCAATACGAGGCAGCCTATCAGTTTGGGACCTCCGTTTGGGGAGGCGCGGCTCCGGCGACGGGATCGAATACAGTCGCGGTTAGTCTCGCGAACGCGCAGATCTGCGCGATCGGCGTTATGTCTTTTACCGGCGTCCACCAAACGGATCCGGATCCGACGCAGGCGGCGACCGTCTCGACGACGGGACAGTCCGGGCCGCAGTCGATCGATATAACGACGCAGTATGCCGACTCTTGGCTCGTCGACTTCTGCTCGATAAAGGAGAGGTTCTCGGTCGAGATCCCGGCCGTTAATACCGGACAGACTTCGAGGTGGACCGACGGGACCTCCGGGACTCCGTCCGCGAGTCAACATTCCGCGAGGGGAGGGACGGAGGCGGTTGGCGCCGCGACGGATTACACGGTCGGTTACGACTGGACGAACTCCTCTAAGTGGTTAATGGCCGTCGTAGAGGTCCGCGAAGCACCGCCGGAGCCGACGGCTACCGTAACCAAAACGAGCACGGCTACTTCGACTCCGACGTGGACTAAGACGATCACGAAGACGGCGACCGAGACGGATACTCCGACGGCGACTCCTACAGTAACGAAGACGGCTACGGAGATGTTAATCTCGACGACCTTTACTCCTACCGCTACCACGACGGATACAGAGACGGCCACGCTTACCGATACTCGAACGGCGACTCCTACGGCGACGCCGACGTGGACGTCGACTTCCAGTCCGACGGCGACCGAGACTAACACCGAGACGGTAACTAAGACGTCGTCCGGGACGAGGACCGCTACAGAAACGGACACGGAAACCGCGACCGAGACTATCACGGAAACCGCTACGCCGACGGCGACTCCCTCGATAACGATAACCGATACGAGGACCTCGACGGAGACTAATACGGAGACGGCGACGCCGACGATTACCTTAACGGCGACGCGGACCGTTACCCGGACGGCGACCTCTACCCGGACAGCGACCGAGACAGATACGCCGACGTCGACTCCGACTTGGACGAGCACCGCTACCCGGACCGATACGAGGACCAGCACGAAGACGGCGACGTCTACCGCGACTCCGACGGCGACCGGGACCTCGACGCCGACGAATACTCCCACAGATACGAGGACGGCGACCTCTACCGCGACGCCGACGATAACCGAGACTTCGACGCCGACTAACACGGCGACTGCGACTCCTACAGCGACGCCGACGGTTACGAAGACGGCGACCTCTACTCCGACTCCCTTAACCCACTTTATGAAGCCGGGACTCGGAGTCTGGTAATCCTTAAACCCGAGAGAGGAGGTGATTAGATTGAGGAAATTAATCGTTAGTCTAGTAGTAGTTATGGCGATCTGCGTAGTCCCCGTCTCGGCCGAGGAGGTCGAGCGGAGCCAAGAGGCTTACCTCGAGGCGAAGGCGGAGATCGCGTCCGCTACCGACACCGGAAGGGATCTCGTCGATCTCTATCTTAAGGCTGCCGCGCTTACTCCGAACGGATGGGTAAGGGCGTGGCAACTTAATAACGCCGCCCACGTTTTGATCCAGATGGCGGACGAGAAGAAGGGGAAGAACGGCCTCGCGGACGGGAAGTTAATCCGCGAAGCGCTGGTCCTTCTAGGAAAAGCGAAGCCACTAAGTGAAGCCGGAATGCCTCTAACCGAAGAGGGCAAGGCCAAGTGGAATAGCGCGGCGAAGACGATCGAGAAGAATATCCTTTATTGCGAGCGGTCCCTCGGCCTAAAGGCTTGGGACTAACGAGCGAACCTTAAGATCTTAGAAGAGAGGTGATTACTATGTTCGACGAAGAGAAGAAGGAAGGCGAAGAGACTCCGGCGGAAGAGCCTAAGCAGGAAGAGGGCGCGGCCGAAGAGTCCGCTCCGGCCGAGGCTCCGGCCGAGGAGGAGAAGAAGGAAGAGGGGGAGGCTCCGGCCGAGGAAGGCAAGGAGTAAGCGACTAACCTATAAGGAGGAGTAACGATGCGTATATTTATGATCCGTTTTTATCTCTTCGCGATCTTCTGTCTGATCGCGGTTCCCGTCTGCTTCGCCGAGGGAGTGGATCCGGCAGTTAAGGCGCAAGTCTTACTCGTCGCGACCGCGCTTATCCCTCCGATCGTCGGCGCTCTTAAGAAGCTAACCCTTCCGGCGTGGCTCGTTCCGCTATTGCCGTTGGCGCTCGGCGCTCTGATCGAGGTCGGCCTCGTCCTCGGTAAGGTAAGCGATCTCTCTTACGGGACCGCCGCGCTAATCGGCGTCGGTCTAGGCGGAGCGGCTTCCTCGGGTTACGATATCCATAAGAAGGTTAAGGAGCAATGGGCGAAATAATCCTCTACCGGATTATCGTCGGGTTCCTTATGATCTCGACCGCGTCCGTCGCAGGCGTCCTTATCCACTACGTGCGAAAATCGCGCCGACTGGATAAGGCGCTCGCGGCGGAGCGGCTACTCTCGAACCACGCGATCTATCTAAAGATTAAAGACGAGGCTCGTAATCTCGATGGCAAAGAACTTTCTAGTCGCGTTACTTCTGCTCGCGAGCGTCTCCGGATCTCTCTCGGCCAAGTGGATCGAGGCCGGAGTGCTAACTCCGTTCCCGGGGGATCTCCGGACTAAGGAAGAGACGCTCGAGGACCTCGCGATCTTCCGGCAGTTCGAGGTAAACCTCGTCGCGCTCGAGGGCTGCCGGAAGGATCTCGAAGAAGAGAAGCGCCGGAGTAAACGCTTCTACCGCCGCCCGGGGTTCTGGATCCCGGTTAGC